AAATATCACACACCGGGAACAGGTAAAAGATGGTTTGAAACTGCAAAAGAAAATCACGGTAAGCAGTGGATAGATCTTGTTAAAAGAGAGGTTGGAAAAGGATAATGCTTAGACCGGATTATTTTTATGGAAAAACTGATAAACTGGTTGAAATGTATCAAGATCTTGAAAATTGGATTATATCAGATATTGCAACACGATTGATAAAATCCGGTGAATTGTCAGGAACTGCCGACCGAGAATTGTGGAAACTCCAACAGATGGGATTGCATAATGCGGAAATCGTAAAAAGAATATCTGAAATGTCTGGAAAATCGAGAAATGAGGTTCGCAGATTATTAAGGGATAGTGTTATGACATCATTCTCAGATGATAAGGAAGTCTTAACACAGATATCAGCATCCGATATTATATCTCCGCTAAAAAATAATATGGCAATTCTGGCAATGAATGCAGAGTTAATAAAGACATTCGGAGAACTTGATAATTTGACAAAAACAACCATTAACCAGACACATAAAGACTTGCTCAACATGCTGAATGAGGTTGATTATAGAGTTGCATCTGGAATGCAGTCTTACAGCAGTGCAGTCTGCGAAGTTCTGGATAGATATGCGGAATCTGGTGTTATGGTAGAATACCCTGCCGGAACGAAGCGTTCTCTTGAAGCGGCAGTGAGATGTTGCATCGTCACATCTATGAATCAGACCGCGGCACAAGTGACGAACGTTTATATTGCGCAAAATAAAATAGAGTATGTTCTAGTATCAGCGCATCCGGGTGCCAGATATGATAAAAAGAATCCAACAGGGATTCCATCTCACAATCACTGGCAAGGCAAGGCATATAAAATAATCGGGAGCGAACCAGGATTTCCGAATCTTCTTGAAAGTACAGGCTATACCATAGACATTGAAACCGGAAAGGGAACTGTTTTAAATCTCTTAGGGCTTCACGGATACAATTGCAGACATTCACATGGTCCGTGGCGAAAAGGAATGGTAAATAAGTACCTTGATGAAAACGGAAATGTGAATATAAATGCAGATGAAAGCCAAAAACTTTATGATTTGCAGCAGAAGCAGAGATTCCTTGAAAGAGAAATTCGTAAAACAAAGCGTGAAATTATGACCAAGAAACAGGAACTTGATATGATTGCCGAAACAGATGTAAAAGAGATTTTGCAACCTCAATATGATAAACTGGCATATAAACTGCGAATGCAGAATAAAAGGCTTCAATCATTCTGTAAGAATAATGATCTTCAATTGCAAGGCGATAGAACGAAGGTTTCTGGATTTAATA